TAAAATCTTTAAAGGATGCAGGTATTATTTAATATTTGCGTGCAAATTTAAAACAGAATTAATATTATAAATAATATAATAATTTAATATAATACAAAAAATTATAAAGGAGAATTATTATGTTAAAAGTAGGACAAAAAGCTACGCATTTTATGCAATCACACAAAACAGGAACAATTGTTGAAATTCTTTCTGAAAGAAACCACAATTACATGACAATGGGTGGAACTACACAAAACGAGATATTTGTAGTAATCAAGTATAGCGAAAACGATATTCAAAAATTTAAATCAGGAGACGTGATAAGAATCTATGATTAAAGAGATAATGATATGCTATTCATTGATGAATATGAATGGTGTTGTAAATCAAGAAAACATCTGTGACAACGTTAAATCTCTTCATGAGATTACAAAAGAGTACAAAATAAAACCAGAACTTTATGTATCTGTTTTATGGGTTGAAAGTAATTTTAAGACAAACATAAAAAGCTACACAGGAAGAGCTTGTGGAATCTCACAAGTAATACCGAAATATACTGAACCGAAGTATTCTTGTAAAGAATTAAACTCAGATCATGTTGCTGCTATGGAGCAAGGTGCTAGGATATTTTCTCTTTTTAAACCTTACGCGAAAGGTAACGTTAAATTAAACCTGTGTGCTTATAATCAAGGTTATAGGTGTAAAGGTGAAAAAGGGTCTAAGTATGTTGAGAGTGGAATGGGATATGCAAATAAAGTTAAGAGATTTCAAAGAAGGTTAAAACGTCAATTACGTAAAGATAAAAAGAGTATTGACAAACTTACTAAGGTTGTGTGGCATGCAATTAATAACTTTAAAGGTTTATTATAAATGCATAATTAGGAGAAAATAAATGTCAAATCAATATAAATCTGGATTTAATTTTTTAAAACTCTTTCTAGAAAAGAAATATGATGTAAGTGTTACTCAAATATCTGGTGCAGAAGATGCTTGGTATCCTGCAATTAAAAAAATTATTGTTAATAAAGACTTACAATGGAGAGAAAGACTCCTTGCTTTAATGCATGAAAGTGGGCACGTTCAAATTGACTTAGAAAGTTTTTCAATTAAAAACATGAAATGTACTGGAAACTTTTCTGACTACTGCGATTCTACAAACATTAAGTCTAGAAAGCAATTCATTAATTTACTTAATGAAGAGCTAATGGCCTGGAACTTAGGTAAAAATCTTGCTGTTAGTCTTAATATTTCTTTTGATAATCATAGATTAGAAGAATTAACTACAAAATGTTTAATGTCATATGTAAAGTCTGGCTTAAAAAGTGTCTATGGCAAGCGAATTAATATAGATATTGTTGACTCTAGTACATAATACGCGTGTACAATATAATTATTAATATTATAATAATGTTAAAGGGGCAGCAATATGACATACAAAAAAAAAGATTTAGAAGCTGTTAAACGACAACTTAAACAAGATCCTAAATACAGAGCTAGAACTAAAAATTCAACAAGAAAAGTAGTAAAAAAAGAAATTAAGAAAAACTTTGAATCCAAAAAAACTGTTATCAAATGGAATTATAAAGTTAATGATATCGTTGGATGTCCTTATCATGATGACAAAGTAGGATTGATAGTTTCTGATACTACTTACTTTGGAAGAAAAGTTGAGTCTAATATGTTTTTTGTTCTTGTCGATTGTAGAGTTGTGCAGTTAAGTGGACAGCATCTTAAAAAGATATAGCGTGCAATTTGTTATTTATTAAAATATAATATTTAAAAATCAAACATTTAAAAATTTAAAAGGATTTACTTTATGAAGCTTAATGTAAAAAACGACAAAATCATTTTTGGCACAAACATTCTTGATGTTAATATTCCAGATCAGCTTAGAGTAAGAAACAAAAGTGGTGTTCCGTTTATTGATGATGCATTTGGTGGAGAAGGTTTTACGCCGTCTACTATTTCTTTATTTACTGGTGAGCCAGGAGCAGGTAAAACTACGCTTATGCTTACACTTGCTGATGCTTTAACTGAACAAGGTTATCTTTGTTTATTTAATACTGCTGAAGAAAGTTTGTTTCAAGTTAAAATGACATGTGAAAGACTTGCAGTTAAAAATGGTTTTATCGCTGGACAAGAAACTTACGTTCCAAGACTTCTTTCTCAATGTTCTGCTTTAAGAGCAAAATATCCTAAGCGTCCTTTCTTTTTAATTGTTGATTCACTGCAGACGTTAAATGATGGCAAATATGGTGAAGAGCATACAAACGGACAATCAGCAGTTAGAGCTTTACAATTATTAACAGATTATGCTAAAGAGCATTATGTAAATGTTATTTGTATTGGTCAAGTTAATAAAAGCGGAAACATGGCAGGTAGTCAAAAGCTTAAGCATATGGTAGATGCTATGCTTCATTTATCTATAGAAAAGAAAGATGAAGACTTTAAAGGTTTGCGAGTTCTAGAAACTATTAAGAATAGATTTGGTGGAGCAGGTTGGACTTTCTTTATGGATCTTAAACAAAATGGCTTTGAAGAAATAGCTAGAGTTGGAGCAAAATAAAAGTGATTAAAGCTATTTTAATCTTTATGTTAGGTTCTACATTTGCTTTTTTGCAAAATAACATGCAGTTTATTAATCCTAACTGGAAAGATAAAGCTTTTATAATTGCACTAATATTTGCAGTCCCTACAAGTTTATGTTATATACATTCTTATGGCTATTTCGTTAATCAGTTTGAATCAGCATGGTCAGGCAAGTTTGTACTCTTTGGTATATCTTATATACTATCACCTATATTAATCTTTTTATTTTTAGGTGAATCACCTTTTAACTTAAAAACAATGTTGTGCATGTTCTTTAGTATTGTTATTGTTGCAATCCAAGTTAAACTATAGACGTGCATTTTGTTTAATATTATTTTATAATAAATCATAATTTACAATCAATCAATTTTTTAAAGGAATATCAAAATATGAATATTTCAAGCTTTATTTCAATTTCTTCTAAACTTCCTCCTCATGTTGCTGTTCTTATGAGAGGCTCTACTGGTATTGGTAAATCAGCAATTACAGCGCAAATTGCTCAAAACATTGCTCTTCCTTTAATTGATGTTCGTGGATCAACTATGACTGAAGGTGATGTTGGTGGTTATCCAGACGTTGAAGGTATGAAAAAGAAAAAGGTTATGACCTTTTGTATGCCAAGTTGGTTTATCCGAGCTTGTGAAGAGCCAGTTGTTTTGTTTCTTGATGAACTTAACAGGTCTCTTCCAGCTGTTCAACAATCGTTCTTTCAGATTGTACTTGATCGTTGTTTAGGTAACGATGAATTAGGTAATGCATATCAACTACATCCAGAGACTCGTATCTTTGCTGCTGTAAATCATGGTAGTGAATATGACGTTAATGAAATGGATCCAGCATTATTAAGACGTTTTTGGACTGTTGATATTCAACCTTCACCTGAAGATTGGTTTGCTTGGGCAAAGAAAAACGATATTGACCCTTTAATCATTGAATTCTTAACTACAAGAACATTGCATCTTGCACCAGAACCAAGCAGCTTCGAACCAGGTGCAGTATTTCCAACGCCTGCTTCTTGGACTAGACTTGATGAAAGTTTAAAGTTTTCTAAATTAGATTTGCTAGATTCATGTAAAGAGCAAGATAGTAAAGCATTAATCTTTAATCTTTCTAGCGGATTCATTGGTAATCCTACAGCAATAGAATTTACTGACTTTGTTGAAAAATATAAAGTTAATGTTTCTCCTGAAGATATTCTTGATAGATTTGAAAGTGTTAAAGATAAAGTAGAAAAAATGTCTAATGACCGATTAAACTTGTTAATTGAAAGAATTGCTGAATGGGGTAAAGAAAACGAATGGACAGTCTCACAAGGAGAGAATGCTGCTAAACTTGGCAAAATTATTTCTGAAGAAATGTTACTGCATTTTTGGAACAAAGTTACTGAAACTAAAAACATTAAAACTATTCAAAACTTTCATAAGTTCATTGGTAACTACTTAGTTTCAGTTGTGAATAGTAGCAAAAACTTAAGTTAAAATAATGTGTGTAAAATTATAAATTAAATTATATAATATTCACATAAGGACCTATTATCAACTTAATTTTAAAGGACTTAAAATGAAAGATACAACAAGCAATAATCTGCCTTCTGCAGATTTAGAAGTATCTCAAGAACAATTAGATGACTTTAAATTATCCAAGCATTTAGTTGACTTATTATGGAACGAACCTTTTTATAGCTGTATTCTTAGAAGTTTAACAAAAATTGAAACAGAACAAATTCCTACTGCAGGAGTTCTTGCAAAAGACGGCAACATTACTATGTGGTGGAACAGAAGATTTCTTGCAAGCTTAAAGGCAAAACAAGTAAAAGGTTTACTTAAACATGAATGTTTGCATTTAGTTTATCAACATACAACAACTAGAAAGAAAACTCCTCACATTATTTGGAACTATGCTACAGACTTAGCTATAAATAGTACAATACCTTATGAAGAGCTTCCTGAAGGTGGATTAGTTCCTGGTTATAAGCTTCCGCCTTTAAAACAAGAAGTAATTAATAAGATGAGTAATGAACAGCTTAAGACGCATACAAAGCTTGAAGAACTAATTTACAATTTACCATCAGACAAAACATCAGAGTTTTATTTTGAAAAGTTAATGGAAGACGGAGATCTTGCAGAACAACTTCAACAAGAAGGAAATTGTAGTTCTTCTGGCATAGGCTTTGATGACCATGAAGGTTGGGATGAATTATCTGATGCAGAAAGAGAAATGATTGGACAGAAGATTCAAGAAGTCTTAAAAGGCGCAGTAAATGAAGCTAACTGTAAAGGTTGGGGATCTGTTTCTGCACAAAAGGCGTCAGAATTAAATAAAATGATTTCAAGAAATATTAACTGGGAAGATATTTTAAAGACATTCTGTGGTTATACATCTCGAGATGAAAGGCAATCATCAAATAAAAGATTAAACAGGAAATATCCGTTTATCCACCCAGGAAGTAAAAAGATTTATAAGCCAAGAATCGCCATATATGTTGATGAAAGTGGTTCAATGTCAAGTGAATATCTCGAAATGATTTATTCAGAACTAAAAAGTTTAAGTAAGAAAACAGATTTCTATCTTTATAAATTTGACGCTGAAGTTGCTGACAAAGATGGATTCTTATGGAAAAAAGGAAAGCGTCTAAAAATCAATAGATCTTTAACAGGTGGAACATGCTTTAATTCTGTAACAAAGCATGCGTTAAAGAACAAGAAAAAATTTGATGGTTATATTATCTTTACAGATGGTGAAGCTTCTAAACCAAAATCTTCAGTAGGACTTAAAAGAGCATGGCTTTTATATCCAAGTGCCGAACTTGTCTTTGAAAAAGACCGAGCAGATACTTTAATTACCATGAAATGCTAAGGCAAATAAATGTTATTTCACTTTAGAGGCGAAACTTTTAAATTAGAAAACAAAAACGAAAATATTAAATTATATCATAAAGCTGTCAATAAATGGTCCAATGGTTGGACTTATGTAGGCACATTTAAAACAACAGACAATGCACAAACTGCAGCAAAAAAATATACACTTTAAAAAACAAAAGGAAAATTAACATGGCACATTTAAAACGATATCAATTAACTTTACGTAACCACGGACTTCGAGACTATGACGTTGAAAAAGTCAAATATGTTTTTGAATCATCATCACCTAGAGATGCAATTCGTCGAGTTGATAAAGTATATAAGTTATGTGAAAGAAATAATATTAGAATCTCTTATTACGCTAAACAGTTTTTAGAAGCATTAGCAATCTCTGCAGAGACTGACCTACATGAAGTAAAATAGATTTTATGCATGCATTATGTATGATTTTGTTTTATAATAAAATATAATCAATAAGAATTATCAACATTAAAAAAAGGACTGAAACATGGACTTAAGTATTGTATATAAATTCATTGAGGAAATGAATTCTTCTACATCTTCTAATGATAAAATTGAATTAATTAGATTTTCTCATCCCTTAGTAAGGAAAGTTCTCTTCTACACATACAATACATTTCAGCAATATAACATTACACCAAAACTTTTAAATAAGCGTCCAGATCTATGCAACGAGCATACTAATTTTAAATCTGTTTTTGAGTTGTTAGATTCTTTGAATAATAGGATGATAACAGGTCATAAAGCAATAACAGAAACAAACAGCTATATCTTTAAGAACCCAGATGCAAAAGACTTATTACACTTGATTCTTGAAAGAAACCTAAAAGTTAGAGCATCTATTAAACTTATTAACAAAGCTTTACCAAAGTTTATTCCGGAATTTAATGTAGCCTTAGCTAATAAATACGATGAGAAAACAAAAAAGAAAGTAGACTTAGAAAACGATGATTGGAATGCATCAAGAAAACTTGACGGTGTTCGTTGCCTTATTGTGGTTAACGAAAAAGGAAAAGCAAACTCATTTTCAAGAGCAGGAAAACAATTTCATACACTCTCGTTAATAGAAAAAGAAATTGAAAGCTTAGGTGTTAAAAACGTAGTTTTTGATGGTGAAATGTGTATTGTTAATGAAGATGGTGATGAAGACTTCCAGAACGTAATGAAAGAGATAGGTCGTAAAGATCACGTAATTCAAAACGGATTATTTCAGATGTTTGATTTTATACCACTAGAAATTTTTAATGCTGGTGTATCTACTGATAGTTTGTTTTCTCATAGACATTGTTCATTAAAAGTTGTTTTATCTTATCATAAAGACTTGAAGTATATTAAGATTCTAAATCAAATACCTATCTTTAGTTTTGATGAGTTAGAAAGATATATACAGAAAGCATCTGATAAAAATTGGGAAGGGGTAATGATTAGAAAAGACGACCAATATAAAGGTAAGCGTTCTAATGATATTCTTAAGGTTAAAACATTTCATGATGATGAGTATAAAGTAAAAGAAATTATAACAGGTCCATTTAGATATGTTAAAGAAGGCATTGAAGT